TTCAATAATCAAACCTTCTTGTTGGAAGGCAGCTTGATTTAAAATTTCAACCAGAGATGCTTGCTCTTGTTCTTTAGCTTCCATACCTGCTAAAGTGTTATAAATAAGCTGTTGGCCCGTATTTTCAACAGAACTAAGATATTGTGCAGCAGATTGTTGGTATTGAAAGTCTTGAATTTCAGTATTGTATTGCCACTGTTTAATAGCAGTATCCCACTCATATTCACGAGTAGCAAAATAATTCGCTTTATCAGCTTCAAATACTTTTTTATTATATTCATTTGTTAAACGTGCAGCTTCTTCTGCTGCTCGTCTTGCTGCTTCGGCGTTGGCCTGTGCTTGAGCATTTTGTTCTTTTGCTGCATTAGATCCAAAAATACCGCCAATAATAGAAGCAGCTCCACTAATACCTGCGGCCCAGATTGCTGCCATAATTAAGACCTCCTATAGAAACGAGGTGAGTAGTTACCCTCCCACATCATCGACACCAACGATACAGGATATGGAAAATTGCTTGTCACTTTAAGTTCAAAATTAGTATTACGTTGATGGATAGGGATCGTAAACTGTCGCTCACCTTTAACAGGCTTAGCATCAGCAGAGTAATAATCCGCGTCTGTAGTGGGTTGAACATCCCGCCATTCCGTAGAACCAGCGGCTTTTAATTTAAACGTTACTGCACCTGTTCTACCTACAGAGAATTTGACTCTAGAGATAGTAAGAGTAGCAGTAAAGTCAGTGGTATTTTCATTCCTTCTAAAATAGAATTTAGGAAGAGTAGCTTCAAGGTCATAACCATAACCTACTACAATACCATCTGCATACTGACTAAAGTCACCCTTTACTTCAAAGTACCTATAACCAGTTACAGGTTCAGTACGTTCGATCACTTCAGACCAATACCCAGCATCTGCTTCTAATTCAGCATCTGTAGTCCCTACATCTGCAATAGGTACCGTCAACAACATTACTGCTGATTGATTCTCAAACGGAGTGTAAGGTACGTAGATTTTAGTACGATCTAAGACTGAATCATACACCACCGCATTGACCCCTACAGCAGGCGCTACGGGCCTTGTAACCATGTCTAGGCATGTATTACCGTTAATCCCGTTAGCAGTCGCTATAGGGTTTCCTGTGGGGATCTCATCAAGAACAATATGTCCAATTGTGTATTCGTCTTCATGTTGAGATACAACAATTACAGTGTCATTTAAAATTTTAGCTGTTTGGATGATACCAGGAAGTTTCCATTTAGTCCACGCTTGAAATAGATCCCTTTCTCCGTTGTTGTAATAACGATACAAATAAAGATAATTGGTATCCCTATCAATCAGCATAATCACTGAGTTCTGGGGACTTACCGTAAGGTTATCAATTGTTTCTGGTAACCATTCAAGAACAACTTTACTAATATCTACAACAATAGGAGGTTGCTCCAGATCACGCAACTGTAGTGTAAACAGTTTACTGTAACCTGATACATTACTAACAAAAGCAGCTGTTGTACCTACGTCAACAGGAGCAATGTCAGTGTTCATCTCATAGTTAGAAATAGCTCTAACAATGGTAGAGGTAGGGGTAAAGATACTTCCATCTGTGGTAAAGACTTGGAACTGTTGACGTTCTGAAAAAACAGTCAAACCTTGTGGAGAAGGAAGAACATCAGACAAAGTAACAGGTCTGACGCTAGCTACGTTTAAGTCAATAGGATCTGAGTCAACCTGTGTAAGAGCAGATTTAACAAAAAAGTTATAGGGATCGTTAGCAACACTAAAGTTAATGTTATCTGCGGATAGTACTCCGAGTCTATTTGTATAGAAGAAAGTAGAAGTAATTGGATTCCCAATAAAAGCAGGTATAGGGCTAGTAGTATCATCACCAGCTTCTCTAGCTTTCCAGGTAATAGGATTGAAGATAAAAGAAGTAGCACCAGTGTTAACTAGTTCATGTGGCATGGTAGCAGCATCTACCCCCGTAGACACATTTCGTGCTACTGTTTCTTGCCAATAACCACGCCCACGTTTAGTGTTATAAGCAATGTATTTAACGTAGTAGTTATCGTCACTACCATCACTGTTGAGAATTTCTACGTTATGTCCGTGAAAGGATTCAGAAGGAAGCTTAGCAACATTGACTACATCATCTTGAAATACTTCAAGCGCATCGTTTCCTATGCCACCTTTAGCAGAAATAGTAAATGCTAATGGAGTACCATCATCAGTAAACGTACCATCAGCGTGTTCGTAGTTTGTAAGAACTTGATTGGTAACAGTATCAAACCGTTTGATTACAAGGCTATTTGTATACCCTTCAATACACCAAGTACCATCAAAATCAGCGTTAGATGCAGCCTGTTCAGTTTGAATATGAGCAACAAGATCGTCAACAAGGTGATGATTAGGGTTCAAATTTGCAGCATCGTAGATCAACATGTCATCAAAAGTAGTACTACTTTGAGCAGTTGAAATAACGTCAATACCTTGAAGAGTGGTAATATACTCATTACCGCTAGTGAGGGTAAGTAGTTTAAGAGTGGCTACAGAATTAGCTGTAAAGGTACCAGCAGCTTGCATAGCTGTGGTAACACTCCTGTTTGTAATAATCGTCGTATCTTGAATACTACGAAAATGATAATTAGTTCCACTCAGGTAACTCGCTGCGTTATTTGTTACAGTACACCATGTACCATCAGCTGCAGTCCACACATAAATGTTAGCGCCTTTAACAGCCCCAACATATGAACCTGCAGCATCACGTTCAATAAAGAACCAAGCAGCATCTTCTAACTCAGCTTCGGTAAAAACATCGCCATTTGCTTTTTTCAAAACATTAGCAAATTGCATACCAGGACGCTTCAGCAAACCAAAGGTGGGATCAGGATAACCATTGATACACTCAGTAAGTTGTCCTTCTAATTTTTTGTCGTCATTTTGTCGTGAGACACCACCAAGAAAGTTTGGTGTTAGTTGTGTTACTGCTGGCATTATCGGTACAGTGCATTATAAGGTTGATAGCTTTGATAATAATTTTGACCTTGTGGACTGCCAAAGAAAGTATGATCGCCTTGATTGCACTCATACTCTAAAGCCATAGCTCTAGCAAACGCTTCTTTTTGTTGAAGCATTTGATATTGATTAGGATCACCAATAACTCTGCTAGAAACAATAGAAGCAGCTCGTGCAATAATAAAGGATCTGATTGGTGTGGGAATATCGTCAAAAGGCAGTTGTTTTACAACATCAACATACAAGGTATCGTCAGTCCACGTATAAGTGTGGTTAACTCTATCGTAAAGCTTACCTCCACGGTTGACGCTTTCACGATTCATGTTTTGGGTGTAATTACTATTGAGATCCATTTGAAGAGTATCCTCAGGAATGAGTACCTCATCATTGGCATTAGGTGTAATGCTTAAATTATATTCTTTATTAAACGTCCAGCCTTCAGCCTGTACTTCACGCGACACTTCCATCAAAGTGTTATAAGCAATCGCAACGTCCGGGTTGGTTTGAGTTTCAACTTTTTTAGTAACAATAGCTCTAGTGAGATCAATAAAGTTAGCTGCACTACCAACTGTTTGAGAAATATTAGTGGTGTATTTATACAGAACAGGATCTAAAGTTAAAGCAGTAGATGCTGCATTAGGAGCACTTACTACATAATCGTAGTTAGCTCCGTTAGGAGTAGGTCCCGATTGAATAATAACATTACTAATACCCGTACCTGATACAAAAGTATCTTTAGGAAGATACGGAGAAGGAGAAGTTAGAACGTTACTGGTAATTGAACCTGTAGTAGAGAACACAGTCTCAGCAGCAGCAATAGAAGTATTGCTAGATACGCCGATACCAGAGATGTACGTTCCAACAGGAATGTTAGAAGTGGTAGTAAACAAACTAGTTGAATCTAGAAAGCCGGTAAACCGACTGACTTCATTGACTACTAGAATTTCTTCAGTTGTCAACGTGCTTACAGGAGCCTGACCAACTGACGCCAGGATCTGATTAACAGCTTGTAGCTCAGTGTTGGAGCCAGTAGTAGGGAAAGGCATTTGATTCTTATTCTCAATAAAGAATTAAAAAAAAGGAGCCCCCGAAGGAGCTCCCGTAAAACTATATAGAACCTATCAGGTGTTAGCAGGATAGGTAGTACCGAAGGCAGTAGGAGCGGTGCTAGTAGCGAACAGCTCCACACAAGCAGCGGGATTCAGGAAGTCAGCGCCCATGGCGAGACGACCCAGGATCACGTCGCCCTGGTAGATCACGGAAACGTCGCCGCTGGTGACTTGCACCTGAGGAGCGATAGCTTCCACACAACCAGCAGCTTCACGCTGGAAGATCAGACCACAGGAGGTATCGAAAGCGTTAGCCTCACCGTAGTTGTTGTTCATGCCCGTGACTG